ATATGTAACATTATTAATCTGTTCCTTCTTAACCTTTGGAGATTCTATAATTACAAGTGGCGGAGAAGAATTTGTATAACCAAATCCAGGATTTACTATTTGTATTGAGGTAACAACTCCAGAAGAAACGGATGCTGTTGCAGTTGCCTTTCCTGTAGATCCTATTCCTATTGGACTTGTAATTGATACTTCGGGTATGAAATCATATCCAAGTCCATTGTTAGTTATGTTTATCGATGATATTGTACCAGCAAAAGAAACCAAAGCAGTTGAAATTGCTACAATGTTTTCTTTTCCATCCACAATTTCGATTTTATTTGTGTAAGAATCTGAAGCATTTTCATTTTTATAGTCAAAGAAAGATTTTAAGGAATCTACGAATATCATAGTGCTTCCTATTCCAACACCTTTTATTAGATTGCCCACAGGATTAATTTTTGGTTCATACTCTATTCTATCTTTTGTTACATCTGCGCTATTAACTCTAATATCATTTCTTTGTTTGCACCAAGTTATTGGTCTTAAAAGATCTAAATCGGAAGAAACTCCAACAGAAGAATATAAATTAGTGTCTACTGAAGTTGGTGAAGTAATAACATTAACTATTCTATTTTTTTGATCTGTATTAGAATCTTCACTATCAATATTAAGAATATCTCCAACCTTTATAGTTTCTTCTATATCAACATCAATAACATCAATTCCTTCTGTTCCTCTGTAGAATAATATTTTACATTCATCACCTTCTTTTGGTGCTTCGGTAAATGTTATATTACTTCCACCATTAAATATGTAAGCTTCGTCCGGAATTTGTATCACATCATTTAAAATCACTAAGATAGTTGCTTTTACATCAATGTTGGAACCTTTTTTTGCGATAATGGAGAATATGTTTCCATCATCCCTTAATGTAAATGTCTTTCTTGATCCATCAAATCTAAAACTAAAATCGTCCAATAATTTTAAGTTTCCAACAAACCAACCCGAAAAATTATCTTTTGTAACCTTATCAATTATTATAGAAAACTCTTCAAAAGATTTTGATGGGTCTAAAGGTATTCCTGTAGATCCTCCAGTTTCTACTGTCAATATTTCTCCTGGAATATATGAGTAACCATAATTTTTTATTTCAAAACTTACGACACTAGATCCTTGCCCAACAACTATATCTATTTTTGCTTCAGTTCCAACACCCGAAGAATAACTTGGAGAATAAATTAGTGGAATGTCTGAATATGAAAGTGGTGAATCAAAAACTACATCTGGTGGATTTGATTGGTCATATCCAGATCCGGGATTAGTAATATTCACAGAAACTATATTTCCATTGGAAACAATAGCATTTCCTATAAATTCTATATTTGGAATACCTGAACTGTAAGTTTGTACACCAACTCTTACATTTGTTTGTATTCCTGATCTATACCCAGAACCACTATTTCCAATACTTATTGCTGATATTGTTCCTGAAATGGAGACTATTGCAGTTCCTCCAGCAGAGACTAGAGGTTGATAACCAAGTCCATTACTTGATCCTATTGAAATTGGTATTCCACCTCTAGGAACTGATGCATTATTTGGATCATAAGATACTGATGTTGCTGTTCCTGTAAAACTTATTTCTGTTCCCGCTAAATTTTCCGTAAGAGTGAAATCATCATCGGGAATTTGTAAAACATTATTAATTAATGTTATAGATCTATCTGTAGAAATTCCAAATACATTTTGTTGATTAGACTTTAAAACAAAATCTTTATTTACAGCATTAAATGAACTTGATATATCATCAAATAGATAATTTCTATCATAGGTTTCAGAATTGCCATCAGGAATTCCTGAACGTACAAAAACTCTACCATGAAAAGAAGATTTTATAGTATTTTCTGTAATTACACTTCCAAATTCATTTGGATCTCCTTTTGTCTCTCCATATGGAGGAGAAGCAAAATAAATTTTACTTCCAATTATATTATAATTTCCCTCAACTTTTCTTATTATGGAATTTGATAGGTGAGATGATATTCCAGTGCCAAGAACTCCTCTATCAACGTCAACAGAATTTCCAATTCCTATAGAATTTATTTTTAGTATTTCATCATCAATTTTAATTAAGTTGCCAGAAGAAAATGATGAAATTCCAGAGAATATTAAAATATTATCTGAACCATTGTCTATATTATTTTGTAAAATACTTGAAGTTGATGAACTTACTAAAATAGGAGATTGTATTACATTATCAATCGCTATTATACATTTTCTATCTTGTTTTGTTGATGTTATGTAATGAGTTATTCCTATACCAACTGAGGTAATATCTATTAGATTTGGTTGTGCAGATAATGCATTTTGAGCAGATGATGCAAATTTAATTCTAGTTTCATCAACCTTGTAAATATAAAGTTCTCCAGAGAGTTTATTAGTTAAACCAACTCCAGTTATAACTGTGTTTGCTATACCAATAGAATTGTCTGTAGAATCATGATCTAATTGTTGAGATCTATAATTTACTTGTTCACCGGTAACAAAAAAGTGATTTGGTATTGTTATATAATTTTCATCTATATCAACTACTGAAGATAGACTTCCATTAAACAATTTTTCAAATATAAAATCTCCTTTATATTTTAAGTCAAATTCAGTCCTATCTTGACTGCCAAATACGGAAACTCCCGTTTTTAATTCTACATTTTTTAAATTTAAAGATGGAGAAAAATTAGTAAATTCGAAGTAAGTTAACTTATTTTGATATATTACAACTTCTACATTTGTATTTGGATTTGGAGTAAATAAAATGTCTGTAGTTGATGATAAATTTGTACTAAATGACCCTAAAGAATTTTGAGTTTCTACATTCCCATATTCTATAAAGTAAGTTTCTCCACTATCATTTATTACAATTAATTCCGAAAATTGAATATTTCCAGAATCTAAATCAGTAACTTGAGCTACTACATATGAAGATTGATAATTTGAGTCATAAGAAGATACTATGGTTGGAGAAGGTGATGGACTTGCTATTATTGATGTTTTTTTGGACTCTATATTTCCAGATCTAAGATTTAATGATCCTTCTTGACTGAAATTTGTATTTGCAAATGAAACATTAATTACATTTGCGGAAACATTTCCTAAAGAAGAATCGTCGGGATAAAAGTCTAAATTAATTTTAGAACCAGAAACATAAACATCATATGTGCCAAGACCGGAAATTGACGAATCATTATCAAAGCAAATTGTTCCATAATCTGCTAATAAAATCTCATTATCAGAATTGACTACTATATTAAATTCTGTATACTCATAAAAATTATTTGATGTAGACAATTCTACTAATATTTTCGATGATGTAAAATCTGTAGAGATTTGAGAAATTGTTTGTGGATTTCCAGAACTAAAAGTTTTATTTGAAGATCCAATACTTACAATATCGCCCAAATTATAAGAATCTGTATCCGTAATTAATTGTTTTGTTTCATATGAGAAAAAACTATAATTGTACTCATTTATTCTTCCATCTATCGGAAAAAATTGTAGGTTATTTGTTCCACCAGAATTTACAATATCAAAAGATCCAATCTCATCTTGAGTAAAAACTTTGGCATAATTATTGGAAAATATTTGACTTCCATTAGTTAATAAAGAAAGAATAGATATTTGCTTTCTATCACCAAATCTATTATCCAATACGTTTAAAAATAACTTTTGAGATCTTATTTTTGTTGCCATTTTACTTTAAATATTGAATGAGGTTACGAAAGTTGATGGTAAGCTAGTATTAAATTGGTCACTTATATCATCTATGAGCAAAACTCTATTTCCTACCGATTCTGAATAATCTTGTATAATTCTAGAATCAAAAAATATTTCATCTGACGATAAAACATTATCAATGTAAAAAGAATTTTCTCTCACAAGATCATAGTCAAATGTACAATTTATATCCACCTCACTATTTAAGTCTATACTTATGTCAATAGATTCTCTCTGTTGACTTGTGGTTATTCCGCTAAATTCCTGTGTGGAAGAAACAACTTGCAAATCACCAAAATTCTTGAATCCTACGGTGTGGTTTAAATCATTTACAGCGTTTTTCCAATCTTCTATCGGAACTTCAGATTTTACAGAATATGAGAAATATTGATAATAATCATTATCAGCAATTCTTTGCAAAGAATTATTTAAGAAACCAACACTATCTTTCCAACCATTTTTGACTATAGAAGAAGATTTAATAGTATAATAATCTTCATAGGATAAATTTTCTTTGATAGTTCCTTTTGTTCCTGAAGAAAATCCCTCTATTATCGTTTCATCTTTTATTGGGTATGCAGTTTCTATCTTTAATATCTCATTATTAGAATCCCAATTTAAAACTTTTCCAGTTTTATTTCCATATTTTACAATTTCACCTTTACTAAAAGAATTTTTAATTAATTCTACATCAAAAATAGGGAAATATTTTTCCGGAATAATAGAACCCGAAGAATTCTCTGAGTCGAATGTACCTGGAATTTGAGATCCTGTAAGGTAATTTTCTAAAGAATATTTTAATGTTGGATTTGGTCCCGCAGAACTTATTTCCTTTACTGTAAATAGTTGATAATTGTAATTTTTAGAATTATATCCAATACCTGAAGATTCTAATATAGAAATTCCTTCTATTAAAATTTTATCATTTAAATTAAATGGAAATTCATTTTCTGTAGGAAATTCTCTATTAAATGTTACAGTAACTTCTTTGTTAGAATTGTTATATGATATTGAAGAAATTCCAACTCCATTTGTGTTCTGTACTGGAATTATTCTTGGAGTTACATTATAGAATCCTTTGGAATTTTTTATTATTTTTATAGTATAATTTTTTTGATCAAAATCCAAAACCAAGTCATTGACAACTTGATTAGTAAATCCATCCAAAACTACTAATGTTGGTTCAGTATTATAATATAAACCAATAGATGAAATTCCTATAAAGTTTATTTTTGATAGAGGTTCTACTCTTAATACAGTAGGAAATTTTACTCTAGGTCTGATTGTAGAATCTATACTGTAATCATAACCAATATCTTGCAATTCTAAACTTTTAATTTTTCCAATTTTATTCGAATTTGGAACCAATATTGCTCCAGATCCACTTTCAGAAAATACGGAAGATATTGATGGAAAACTATTATAACCATAACCTTTAGATAAAGATTTAAAGGATCTAATAATTCCTTTTTCTGATTTTGAGTTTGTGTCGTAGGATAAAGATGAATTTGATTGATTATAAGTTTCTATTTCATTAGTAAATCCTATAGTATAATTAAAGGTATCAGTTCCTACTCCAGAAATTTTGTGAGTTCCGGAAAATTTACTATTTTGCAATAAAATGGAATTTCTAAAATCTACTTCATTATCAATTTTATATTCCTTCTTTATATTAGTATTGGTTTTTCTTTGAATTGGTTCCAAAGAATAGTAAAAAATATCTGGAAAAGATGAATCTATTAATAACTCTATCTTTGCAGTTGAATCTACTCCAACAGTTCCAGTTTTAACTATTTTAGATATTCCTTGAGAATCTACTATGAATAATCTTTCGGATAAATTAAAGTCTTTATAGAAATTTATATCAAATGAGGGTATTCTTTTAGAATTTGATTCTATAGAAAGAGATTCGTCAGATACATCAAAAACTATCTTTTTATTTCTTACAATACTGAGAGGTAAATTTATTGGAGATATTGATCCATCTAATATAGTAGTTGTAATGCCAATGAAATTTGGTATTTTTTTATTTGAATCATATTTTGATCTTGATAATCTTATTCTATTTCTATCGTACACTGAAATATAATATATTTCATTATCAACCAAATCTGGATAATTAGAAGAAGAATTGAAGATTATTTTTTGTCCATTTTTAAAATTGTGTGCAGGAATTCTGATGGTACTATTGTTTTGATCTACATCAGATGATAAAAACTCAACTTGACCAACAATAAGTCTTCTATAGTAATCGTTATACTTTACTTTATATGATGTGGATAGTCCGGAAGAAACATCAACATAAACAGTATCATTTAAAGACAAATTGTGAGTAGTTGCTGTAGAAACTAAAGCGGAATTTTTAGTTATATTTGCTTTTAATGTGTTATTGTATAATGTTTTTATACTGTGATATGTGCTTGTACCAATCCCATTGAAATACAATAGTCCAATTGTTCCGTCAGAGTTTAAATACTCTCCAGTAGTACTAATTCCAATTCTTTCGGTAGATAATCCGACAAAATCTTCTGTTATTTTTGTTGTATAAAAACGGTCTCCATTAGTTAAAGTGAAAGAACTTGTCCCATCTGTAGAAACTGAAATTGTATCTCCACCATTCGAATTATAAACTACTAAAGTTCCAGATTCTATATTGTGATTTTTTAGGTAAATTGATCTTGATGGAATCGTTAATGAGGTAACTCCAGAACCAGGATTTGAGAAAGTAGTTAACAATCCTACCGTTCCAATACCTAAAGATTCTTTTGGATCAAAATAATACTCTCTATTTGCTACTGAATTTAAATTTTGACTTGTATAATCAAATATTATTTTATTGCTTTTTTCTACTAAAACTGTAGAAGCAACGTGAGAACTTATTTCAGTACCACTAAAACCTCTCAAAACTCTAATTCTAGAAGAACCTGGTTCTACATTTAATACTTTAATCTCTTCAGATTCTATTTTAAAAACATCATTTTCTACAACTTCAGGATACTTGATGTCTCCACTAACTTGAAAGTAATCAACATCACTTAAAGAACCAACTCCAACAGATAAAACCAATGTGTTTTGGGGAATATTTGCTTTAAAACTACCTCTTAACTTAAAATTGTTTGTCGGTTCTGCCAGTAATGTATCATTACTGAGTAAAGTATGTGGTATTGTAGTAAAACCTATTATTTTGCTATTTGATTTGTATGGTATAAACTCAACATCTTCAAAGAAAAGAGAAGACAATGATATTTGGTCTATATCTTTCCCTGAAATCTTATCTACAGTGTATATTGGTTTGGATCCATTTAAGTCACCTCCAACAAAATCTACAATATCGCCAACAGAATAGTTATCTCCTCCCGAAATAATTGTAATTCCATCAATTCCTCCAGAATAAGTAGATACTATTTTAGAGTCTTTTACCTTATAATTTTTATTATTATTTTCAATAAATCTATATGTAGAATTTGAAGACCTGCTGTTATATGGATTGGTGTTTCTAATTAAATTAGGATCTAAGAAATTAAAATCATCCTGATTAGAGGAAATGCTAAAATTAAAATCTATAGGTTTAGATTTAAATGAAGATCCAATTACGTAAGGAAATTTTGGTTTTTTCTGACCATTAAATATACCCTTTTTGTTTGTAACAGATTCTTCAATCGTAGAGAAGTATGCATAAGTTCCATTTGGAAATTCTGGAGTGACACAAAATCTTCCATTATTTTCATCAAGATCACCTTCACCAGTATATTCATAGTCTTCTATAAAAAATCCTGCAGGAAACACAGTTTTTCCTGGTCTTCCTTCCAAATTATCAACTGGATTTGCATATCCGGAAAGTAATTGCTTTACTATTTTGGAATTTTGATTTTTGTATCCATATGGACCGTATATTGGATTTCCATCATATGCCCAACCAATGATAGGAGAATGATATTTTGTTGTGTTGGTGTCATTAAAATAATCTGCTCTGTAAATTATTTCATCGTCCTGATTAATTACAGAAAATAATTTTGTCCTTAAATCTTTAGGTGGATAAAGATGTGTATATTGCAATCCATAATCTGGATTTAATCCCCTATAAGATACTCCACCATCGGGACCAATTTTTCCCGAAGAAATTAATCTTTCAAAATTATTAATAGTCCAAGTTTTAATTTTAGTATTTAATTTGCAACCAGATCCTGGAGATACAATATTTACTAAAGTATCTTTCGGGTCATAACCAAACCCTCCACTTATTACTTTGATTTCTTTAATTGTCTTATTTTCTATTATTGGAGTTAAAATTGCACCAACTCCAGATCCAGTAATGAAAATATCTGGAGTTGATACGTAACCAGAACCAGAATTTTTAATCAAAACTTCTACTATTTTTCCGTTTGATATTATGGGTATTGCTTTTGCTCCACTACCGGAATTTAATGTAATGCTTGGTTGTCTATTATAATTTATTATGTCTGATGATCCATATCCAACTCCACCATCTTCAACAAATACTGAAGTTACGCTACCTCTGAATATAGGTTTTAAAGTAGCGTTAAATTCTTTTTGATTTGATGTAGATACTCCTATATAACCTTTTATAGAAAGATTTATTGGTTCATAGTTAAATATATGTTTTCCTGAACCTGGTGTTTTTAAGTTTATATACTGTTTTGTTTTATAGAAAAAGTCCTTTTCTGTTGAACCTACTCCAATCTCAGATAATTTAAACTTTTTACTGTCAATTCTAGTAACATAATAACTTCCTGTACTTAGACCTGATACAACTGACCCTTGACAATCATAGGTAATTATTTCTCCACTTTGATATGGGTGATCATAAACCTCAATTAAATCAAAGGCAGTATTAATTCCGGAAGGATTAACTGTTATTTTTTTATTCTTATATCCAGATCCGCTATCTAAAATTGATATAGAACCAACTGTAAACTTTTTCTGTTTGGATTTTATTGTATGTGTTCCCTCACCAAACCCAGTTATGTCTATTGGATTTGTTCCGTCAATAGAGTCTTTTCTTGTTGAGAAAAGTTGAATAGAAAAATCGTCAACTATTTTTACATAATAATCTGAATTTTCCTCAAGTCCTCCTATTAATTGTTGATTATTTGATGAGTATGTTATAATTTCTCCAGTTGATAATCTATGAAAAGTTCCAAATCCAATTTCATTAAAAGTATTACCTGGTTTTATTTTTGAATTTTCTGAACTAGAATCAAAATTAATGATATTTTCTACAGGTATTAGATTTGCCTTAGCACTTGCTCCAGATCCACCTCCTCCAGTTATATCGATTGTAGGATTTTCAATATAATCAA